ATATTGAGCTTCGTAACTTTGAGCCATTGCTGGATCATCGCTTTGACGACCGAAGTTACGCTGATAGGCGCTGATGTAAATCATACTTGCCAGTACCAGCAGGTCTGGGAGGTACGAGCTTATGTATGTAGTTTCAGTACCCGCATCTTCGGTTGTGGCGTATTTATATAAACTATCTAGCCAAGAACTACCTAGAACCTCTACATAGTAATCATCGCTTGGCTGAGGAACGATAAATAAATTTACATTATCTTGACTTCCAAAGTCGCCGAATAAATAAAAGTACTTTGGCGTTCCCCAGTTATTAGAAACATTAGTGGCTGGGTAAACATTCTGGGCAAATTCCTTAGTTGTAGGAAGTAATACTGAGACTACTTCTGGAACTTCTGGGTCGCTAATAATATTAACAGTATCAATTGTTTTGAAATCAGCAGAAGAATAAGTCAAATACCTAGTCCCTGCCGGTAGTTCTGTGGTCTGTACTGCCGAGCTTTGCAGGAAATCAATATCACGCTGAATCCTAAGTTCAGCATAATTAAGCATCTGAGGAATGATTGCATTAAAGGCAGCATCAGTACTTTGAACTACGCCACTAACTGTCTGGGTATTAACCACAGCCATAGTTGCAACCTGAGTTACATAGTCATTGTAAGTAAGCGCATTTGTTGGTACTGGCATTTTTTCTACTCTAACCGGTTATGACAAAAAAAGTGCCTTTTCGTCAGACCTACGTTTCAAGAGGCCCGGAAGCACTTTTCCGCCCGCTTTTGCCCATTTCAGAAACTCGTTTGCAGCCTCTTCGTGTTCGCCGCGATTATACTTCATTCTGAGGGATGACTTCTGCAGGCTGCCCAAGCCTACATTAAAGCTAAATGAGACCAGAGCATCGAAGTGGTTCTGATTAGAAGTAGAGCTAGGACACAATCTAGCCACACCTCGTTCAAACCTATTAAGATCAAATTCAAGTAGCGCATTAACCTGCTCCATCGTCCAAACGCGGTTATCTTCTGGGTGCAGCCACAAATCCTTTCGGTCTTCTAGCTTCATGTTGGCCTGTTCTGGGTAAAGCACATGCCCCACCCCTACAGTCCATAATTTAGCTGGGCATAGGTATGGTTTAAGTCTCACGCCTTCGTGATGCTTAATCATTTCTTTTGCTTTTTGGCTGGTTTTCATTTCCCGAAGGCGCGTCCGCCAAAATGGAAGGCAATGATACTGGCAAATAGAGCTTGAGTCTCGTCATCCCAAAGCATGTTGGCAAGTGTAGGGAAATCAGTTCCCTTATTCCAACCATACCAGAAAAGACCGGCATCCACGAATACAAGCAGGCCAAAAAAGCCAAATGTAATGATCGGACGGACTAAGGCCCTGAGATTCTTTACCCATTGGCTAGTGCCTTCATTTAGGCTCATATCGTGGGCGTAAATAGCCTGCATTTCAGCTTGCTGGGCCTGAATTGTAGACTGCTGTGTTTGCGCAGCGCTTTGCTGCATGATCTGGTCTAATTTGATCTCTTCCACTCGTGATTGAGCCTCAAAACCCTGCTTGCGCATCTCTAGCTCATGCGCAGTCTGGATTTTGGCTAATTCCATTTCCTGTTTCTTATCAGACTTATCCTGAAAGAAATCGAGCAATTTAGGCAACCCGCCAGCCAGAAAAGAGATTAAAGTTGAAAATAAAGTGATCATAAATTCCTCATTCTTTGTCTGCTTTATGGTCTAGTCTGTCAAATATAGATTTGAGCATATCTTTTATTTCGCGAATATCAGTTTTGTAGTCATCTTTAAGGACGAACTTGATTGGCATTTCTTCCTTTAATTTGGTCAAATCGTCTTTTAGCTCTCTGGTTGCTCCCCAAAGAGTCCTTATTAGCCACCCAAATACGCTGGCGCATATCAAGACAAATGTGTTAACAATACTGATTTCGATTTCCATGATGCTCTCAACAGTTCCAAGCTCGTAAACTCTTGTTTATTCTACTATTTGGATCACGCGCTGTCTTGGCCCCAGTGAGCTTTTTTTTCATTCCTTCCATTCTGGCGCAAAAGGAATCTCGCCGAGCGCCGCCTTCAGGCTGAGGCGCTTTTAGGTTCATTCCTTGAGCCTTAGCGGAAGCTCTGCCCTTGGCGTTTAAACCGCCGCTTGGATTCTTGCCTTCTTTACGTTGCCATGCTGGTGATTTAGCCATTTTGGGATTTCTCGAATGAGTTAGAACATTAAGAACATATTGCCAGTATTTGTGCTAGGAACTGGAGGATCACTAAAAATCCATCCACTATTATTTCCAGAATTTACTGAGTGAGATCCTGCATAGAAGGTTGCTCCACCGATAGCGTTATTTCCTGTAATGTTTAAATAATCACAACTTACTACGCCAGAGGATTGACTTATGTTGCTGCGTGTTGATGAATAATCTAAAAGAATAGAAACTAACTGACCCGGCAGTCCATGAAGAGTTAAATTATTGACTGTCTGAGTTTTATTTCCTACAAATCTAAATGAAGTTGGGAAATAAGTTGCTGTAATATCGTTCCATGAACAACCATTTGTAGAGACATATAATTCTCCAGCGCCACCATTGTTTAACGTAACATTAGAGTGGCTTATTGTTCCAGAGCTATTATTTGCATAAATAGTCTTTATTGAGCTTGATGTGAAACTTATTGTTCCTATATCTGCAATAGTATAGTTTGTTGCTGAATCACAGTTATATACTGAATTGTTACCGCCAGATATAACTAATTGACCACCGCTAAATTTAAGAGATTTTGCATTTGTTCCATATACATCAAACTCACGAATAGTCATAGTAAAACCATTTAAATCAAGAGTTCCATTTGATAATTGACTTTTATAACCACCAAGACTTGGAAATGATGTTAATGCATCCAATAACTTATAAGTAGATCCTGAGCCACTGAAATAAAATCCTGATTTTAACTGAGCATTACCATTTGAAGTAATATTTTGAGTTCTTGAAGTGCCCACTAAATATGTTGCAGTTAGGTCGGCTGTTGTCATTGAAGATGAAAAAGTAAGATCTCCATAAATATAGCTTTCATTACTACTCCAATATCCGCTAAATCCAGTAAAATTCAAATTATTTACATAAGATTTAGAAGCAATAGTAGAAAGAGTTAAAGTATAAGTACCAGAGGTGATATTAAAAGAAAATGCATTTGCTTCTGAGGCCAGTCCCGTACTAACTGTTGCTGCAGTGGCAGTATTATTAGATACATTAACAGTTTTTGATCCAGAAATAGTGAGATTGGTTGAAGTTGTTGTACTCCATACAGTTCCAGTTCCATTGACAGTAATATTTCCAGTGCCGAATGCAATAGTTCTTGTATTACTATTGCTTGAGCTAAATAGTCCGGTTGTAAGTGTATAGCTTTGAAGATCAATAGTACCGTTTGTCAATATTGTTGTTCTTGTAGATCCAACAGTAAAAGCGCCTTGAAGCTGCCATACAGCCCCGGCAGCATCTACAATTACTGGGAAATCTAATGTTCTTCCATTAGAGGTAATGGTTTTAGTACCGCTTGTTCCGCCAAGAGTTAGTACACTGGTTCCTGCAGTATATACGCCACCACTGGCAGGTATGATTAAATTCCCATAAATAGTTTTGGCGGTATTACTCAATGTTCCAGTAAACCCAGTCAAGTCTATAGCGTAAAAACTTCCAGTTAAGGCAATAGTATCTGTGGCAGATGGGCTAAGTACTATTCCTGAAGTACCGCTTGTTGAAACGCCAAAACTTGTCGATTGAGACTCTGATAATCCAGAGCTAATTGTTCTAGTGCCGGTAGTTCCTGTATATGTGCAATTTATATATACAGTACCAGTGGTAGATAAGTTTGTTGCAGTTGCAAGCGAAAGTATAGTGGCATTATTACCAGATAAAGCCAATTGACCAGAAGTCCCAAAAGCTATAGTTCTGGCGGTGCTTCCTGAGCTAGAGAACAGACCTGTAGAGGCTGTTAAATTGTTTAGATCAAAAGTACCATTAGTAAGAGTCAAAGTTCTAGTTGACGCTAAAGTAAGATTATCTTGTATCTGCCAAGTTCCACCAATACCGTTAAAAGTTACTGGGAAATCTAATGTTTTACCGTTAGAGGTAATTGTTTTTGTTCCTGAAGTTGCGCCAAAAGTAAGAGCGCTAGTAGATGCGGTAAGAGTCATTCCGCTTGAAATTGTTAAATTTCCATATATTGTTGAAGTAGAGGTTGCACCCCAAGTGCCTGAGAATCCAGTAAAGCTTACGTCTCTTGCGGTATTTGATGCAGTATTTAAAAACGATAAAGCATAAGTGCCGGTAGTAAAGTTAAAAGAAATAGAGTTAGCTTCAGATAGCGCTCCGGGAGCAACCGTTGCTGCGGTTGCTGTATTGTTTGATACGTTAACAACTGGAGTTCCGGTTATTGTAAATCCAGTTACGATACTGGTCGTCCATACAATGCCAGTACCATTAACGGTTATATTTCCAGTACCGAAAGCAATTGTTCTTGTGAAAGATAAGCTTGAACTAAATAGTCCGGTTGTAAGCGTATAGCTCTGAAGATCAATGGTACCGTTGGTCAGTGTTGTTGTTCTTGTTGTTCCGACCGTTAATGCGCTTTGAAGCTGCCAAGTTCCTCCAATACCACTAAAAGTAATAGGAAAATCTAAGGTCACTCCATTGGAATTGATTAATTTAGTTCCTGAAGTCGCTGCAAATGTTGTTGTGGACATTCCTGCGGTAAGCGTAGCGCCGCTTGCAGGAATAGTAAGATCTCCGTAAACGGTTCTTGCAGAATTAG